AAGCAATAGACATAGCCCTGCCAATAGATGCACAACCCACCGCCGGGCTATCCCTAACGGGCCCTGCCGTGCGCTATGCATCGTATAGGTCGTGTCAACTAACAGCGTGAATCTTGGGCGTTTCCCACAGGTTTGGGGTGCCTGTGGATAACCCCTGTGGATAACTATTCACCTTACGCGACCTAATCCACTGGCAATCATAGCCTCGGAGCAAAGCGATCCATAACCAAGTAACATCGTGGCAGTTAAAATTGATTCCACATTGCCATTGGCGCGAATGAACTTTAAATTGCTCGGCAGAAGCATTACGGCATCAGCTGATTGCCAAGCCCGGTTGCACCATGCACTTTTCGAAATACCCACCAAACTGATGCCATTACCATGTATGCGCATTTTTTCTATCCAGGGACTTATGTTGCTAAATGGTGGATTGCACCAAATTGTACCGAACCACGGCGTAGACAATCCATCCTCGATGATGGTCAAACAACGCTTGGCCGGTATCCACGGAATTCCCCCTGGCGGAGCACAGACATCCATATCAAATTCAACGCCCAAAGATTTAAAGATAAAGGGGGGGGTGTAGTAATCATCTGATGTGTCATGGCTGATCTCATTATGGCCAAAGTCCAAATCTAAGCGATCATTCACGATCAAACCATAGGCTGAGAATGCGCCCAATCACTAGCCCCAATAGGAGGCCCATCCATATATTATCCATTGGCGTGCTCCAATAGACACACGCCCATAACCCCACACCTGGTGCATTGCAACACCTTGACATGATCCGGCAGATTATCGGTAATAATGCGCTCAATCTGTTCGGTTATTTTCTTACATTTGCGACACTCATAACGGATTGTGATGCTCATTCAAAGGCCTTACGGCATTTTATACAATAGAACATCAATGGATCGATGGACATATACCCAGCGCCATCGGCATCAAATACTTCCCCACAAGTGGTGCATTGATCCTTAGCCTGGATAATGTCTTCCAAGTTGACCCATCCTTCAGCTGTGTGAATCTGTATTTTGCCCATTATCGGACATTACCAATCCCAGAGGACTTTAAAGCTTGAACATTCGCATCACCTATGGCCCACAATGCGCATCGCCATCGATGCTTGACCAATTTGCCATCTATGCCACCAATAAATGCCATATTGGGCGGAAGATAGGTTACAGAGGCATTAGATTCCCAAAGAACATTTACCCATTTGCCGTTGCTTGAAAGGGGAACTAAACAAAATCCATTTTGATGTGCAAGCCATTTATCTATCCACGGTGTGACCTTGCTATAAGGTGGATTCATCCAAACATTACCAATCCATTCTTGTTCCAGTGCATTATCAGCCATTGTGTAAAGCCGTTTTGCCGGCACTTGGATATATTGGTTATGCGATGAAGCGACATCTAAATCGAACTCAATGCCTAAATCATCAAAAATCCATTTCGGTGTAAACATCTCATCGCTCATTATTTAACCGCTGCAATCTTTGGCACCCAAACGCCCTCAGCGTTAAGCACGAACCAATTAGCGGCACATTGCTCTCCGCTGTTTCTATCTTTACGGCATCCCATTCCATAATAGGACTTGCCATTCTTTTCACCCGATACTTCCATGCGCTCGCCATGGATACAGTTGTACACATCGAAGGGTAAAGCCTCGGGCTCTGATAATGGCGCAGCCCATGGGTCATAAACATCTTGGTGCTCAGGCTTTTTAATAGCCGTCACTGTTGCCTTTGGTGCCTCGGCTCGCGCTTTGACTTCCTGGAGGCTTGCAATCTTTTTGCTCGGTATGCCGATAGCAATAGCGCAACGACCCCACGCACTTGTTTCAGCATTCATCAACTCACTTCCCTTGGTGTAAGGGGTGCGCCCTGGCACTTCCTCCCACGCACATGCAATGGCAGGGCATGGATCAGATGGATCACGATAGAGAGCTGCGGTGTAGGCAATGTAGGTTAGCCCTGCCACCTCCACAATCTTAAATGGCTCCATTGGATTTGCTGGCCTAAACACGGCCTCTGGATACATTTCTTTAACGCGCTTGATACGCTCTGCCACATCGACATAATCATCCATTGCAAAACTCATAACATCATCCCTTCATCTAGGGCAATCCACACAATGCAGTTGTTGCCCTTGGCATTTGGCCGGGTTCGACCACTATCAAAGACAAGGCCCTGTTTAACTAATGAGCCCCGTGATGGCCTGACACTATTGCCATCGATGCGCGTAACACTTTCAATCTCTTGATCGGTTGCACCATCTAATCCACGGCTTTCAATGTATGAATAGACGGCGCGATTGATTGATCCAATGTGAGGCTCAACATTCAGCAATGCCTCTAATGATGTGCGCTGATATGTCATCATCGATCGGCCACTTCTCGGCGGCCAACTCCCTTGCCCAAATCAAAGCCTGCTTGAAAGCCTTTATCAAGTCCAGCCTCCTTGCCTACTAAATAACCTGCATACATGATAACGCTGCACATCGATGTAATGATTGTGAAGATTGCCCAATCAGGAAATGCGCTCATTTGCTTGCCTCGCCTTCAAGTTTCCAATACGCCTGGATTGTCTTGTCCATGTCAAATCGGAATTGGCCACCAATCGGCTTCATGGCCTTGATTTTGCCATCGCGTACCATGCGGCGCAATGTGCCAGATGAGATCTCTAGCATCGCTGCCATTTGTGTTGTGCTCAAATATGTTGGCTCCATTAGTCGCTCCATGTTGCAGCGTAATCTGTGAGGATTGCAATGTCACCTGTTGCACCATCAAATAATGCCTGGTGTGGCTCGGCGATTGCTTTTAGATACGCAGCTGCTAGTAAGTAATCTGAGTAATTCTCACACCAGAATGCAAACTGCCAGTTGTAGTCCACCTCTGTTTGTGGAATGACCGGCTCAAATCGACCTTCTTTGGCTTTCCAATCAGTGCCAGACCAACGCATTTGCATCGATGTAAGGTGGTCAAAATCTGTTGCAGTGATGTCTAAAGTGATTTTCATGATTGTGCCAACTTTAATAAATCGGCATTGCTCATAGATTTGAATGTGCGCTGGATTGCCTTGATGCTCTGATCCTCGCATGAGTCACAACCACAATCCACCATGGCTGCAAATCCCTTGCTTTCCTTCTCCAACTTGTTGCTTATGCTTATATGTAAATCTGCCATTCTTGACATCTGAGGCCCTTTCCTAATTACCACCAAATGGTGATATGGCTAGGATAGACGATATGGACAGGATAGACAAGATAGACGGCTTTCGGCGTGTCTAACGCTCCAGCAGGATGGTGTAAATGTGGTCAAGCCTGGCCTCTAGCCTGTTGACCTGCTCCTTGATGCTTGCCCCGTTGGCCTGTGGCCCTATTTCGGCCATGATTGAGCGCACTATAAACCTGACGGCTGCATATAGCCCAGACAGGATGGCCATGACACCTACGGCCACGGCCACCCATGCCTGGACATTCATCTTACTTCTTGACCAATCCGAATTGCTGCTCACTTGGCTGCAAGGCTTTCAAGATTGGCCCAACTAGCCCGGCAATAAATGCATTTGCCAGAGTCTTTGGATCTGATATTCCTGAAAGATACAGGGCAGCAGCTGATGCCAGTGCTGCTCTTACATACGACAAGGCCGCCGCTTTGAGTTGTGCGTTCATAGTTTTTCTCCTTGTATTTTTTTTATCAATGCAGCCACCTTGACCGCATCAATGCTAATTTCAAAGTGCATTTCATCCTTACGCCCTTTGTAATCGCCTCCCCAAGTCAATCCATATTTGTGGGCCAGTGCTCTAAGCATTGGCACCTTGCCCGGCTCAAATGTTCCTACTTGGCCTAAAGGGTGACGGCTTGCATTTAGATCGATGGCCGTGCCGCTTGCGTGGTTACTTAATTTATCTGTAGTGCCTCGCACCATCCTAAAGGCATAGCCCCAGTCATCAAGACTCCCTACATCTAACGGCTCTATTAAGTTATGAAACTCAGCTGCAAAGCCAACTAAAAGAGGTGCTACCTTCTCGGCGCATCGCAGTTTAATGAGCGTACCTGGCACAGGATAGGACTTAATGCCTATCTCGGCCTGATCCTTTGATGCAGGCCAGCCGTTGTAACTTGTTAGCATTTAAGCATTGGTATAGGTAACGCTAACTTCTCCGCCGTTAGCCATGAGGTTATATGGCTGTAATTCAACCCAGCCCTCATTACAGCCACTAAAGCCTACGCCGTTGGCTTGCCCGTTCATACAGATTAAATTACTGGTACTCCAACCATCATCGGCCCCTGAGCCACCAGCCGACCAAGCAACGCTACCCTGCAAGATGCAGATGCCATCGGCGTACCAGCGCATTGCACAGGTGATATTTGTGTCGTCCGAAGTAAAACTTAGGCCTGTACTCGCACCTGCTACGGCTTCAGCCTGTGCGCCATTAGATGCTTGCACTCTTAGATCGTACTTAGTTTCGTTACTGATATTAAACTGTACTGGTCCCATTTTATCTCCTTTTAACTGAGTAGTAGTTTTGCTTCATCGGCAGTAATGCCTAGTTTGGCTAGTAAGGCTGCTTTGTCGGTAGCGGCTTTATCTGGCAACGGGTTAGCAATAGCGGCTGTAATCTCTGCCTCTGTTTTCTTATCATCAGTTAGCCAAACAATATCGGCAATTTCATCGCCTGATAGTGTCCACTCTTTGACACTTAAATCATCAAGTGCTTTTAGAATTTCTTTATGCGTTGTCATTAGTACACCTCCAAGGTGCTATATCCGCCCGCGTATCCTGATGAAGTTCCATAAAATGTAATTGTGCCCGTATTGACTTTTGCTTGAACCTTAAAAATTGTCGATGATGCTGCCACATTTGTCGCATACCAAATAGCGTTGATTGTATCTGGAGAACCGCCGTTATATTCCACTTCATAACTAAATTGCAGCAAACTTGTTGCACCTGCCAAACATTTTAGGTCAAGTTGTAATCCTGTTGAAACTCCACAATTAAAGGAGAACTTGATTTCAATTTTATTTGTTGCGCTTGATGGTGTGCGTGTAATTGTCACATTGGTAATATCTACAAAAGATGTGGATGCTGTAGAAAAATCACCAGTAGGTTGCGCCGTTGTTAAAATTGGCACTGTACCGCTGCTCTGTACTATGTCAAAGAATAGGGCGGCACTTGTTGTATTAAAGTAGAGTTGGCCGCCTTCATATTGGCTAAGGGCAAGCGATCCTGCCGTGCTTACTGTTGCCGTGCCTGCCGTCACTGTGCAGACACCTGCCCCTACATTTTGTATTTGTACGCTGTCGCCCGCTGCAAACAGGGCGGTATTCACTGTAATGGTTGTAGCCCCAGCCGCGTTCATCTGTACGACTGTGCCAGCATCGGCGGCCACTAGGACATAACTTGTAGTTTTGGCCGTAGTTGATCCACCGCCCATAGCCGTCTGTTGTAGGCTAGTCATCTGCGCCGCAGTTAGTACCTGGCCAGTAGTGAAGGTCTGTTTAGTCATTATCGCCCTGCCTGTTCATAGTTAGTAGGATAGTACATTGGTGTCCAAAATCCCGTAAAGCGCGCTGTCAAGGATAAACGCATCAATTATCGGCTCAAGCGTGGTCATCACCACGCGCCACTGATTTGGCGTAATATTCATGGCCTTGCCAAAGACTTGCAAGGTTTTGGTCAAATCCGTTGAGCCCGGTTGGGCTGTGGTTATTGTTACGGGATCAAAGAAATCCAAATCAAGGGCTGCAATGATACCTGCGTTGTAATTTTCGGTATAAAGGTCTAACTCAATGGCATCACATCGCACTGTCGTTTCGGCATTTGATGCCACGAATGCCTGAGCATAGTTAAGAGCCGTTGCCGTATCTTGCATGAGCAAATTCTGCTGATTGTAGGAGTGCAAGAAATACTTGGTGACACTTGCTGAATCCGTAGCAGTCTGAACAGCAAGCCCGGTGGCCGTGATCTGGGCTGAGTTAAAGATAAGCAAGTCATTGAGTACCCACACCGCATTGAAGTAATCGATGCCAAGGCCATCATCGCTAAAAACTACTGGGGTACCTGCAACGCTGGATGCTGTGACTGACCTATCCTGGAACACAAAACTGCCGGTCGCATCAACATAAAATGCGCCAAATTCTGTAATTTCAACTGTTTGACAGGCTGCAAGGCTAGTGCGAGCAGTGCCAGGATCAACCTGGAGCGTGGTCAAACCTGCATCAATATCCCTCATCGATGCTGGCCAAGAAATTTGGTCAAGGATGTTATTGATCCGCGCACCACTTAATTGTCCAGCACTTGTGCCTGCCACTGTTGAAATCTGGGCATTTGCTGCCAAACGAAATGCATCAACGGCTGTGATGGTGGTAAGTGCCACCTCAGATGTGCCAGCCTTTGGGATGGATGTGGAATACCCCGTGATAAATCCAGAGAAGATTGGATAGGTGGTGCTGATGGAGGTAACAGTGTCGGTGTAGGTGGCCGTAATCTGCACCTTGCGCATTGGTGTTAAAAGAGAATAGTAGGGCCCCGTACTATTTTGGGGGTTGAACGCGCCCGTTTGGTCAACAATCACTAATGTCAATGTGCCAGTTTGGAATTGATTGGTCTGCACACTGCGCCCACGCTTAGTTTGGATGCTATTGACCACATCGCTCACATCGACAATAACGGCAGCTGCATCTGCCAACACATTGGTGTCAAGTATGCCTTGATCTAAAATCATTGCCTGGGCAAAAGATGGGCCCGTTGAGAAGTTTATGAATGCATTGACTGTTGGCACTGTCATTAGATTGAGCCAGCCACAAATAGATTATTACCATTGCGTGTATTGTCCACAACGGCATCCTGCACAATTTCAATGAGGCCGCTTGTATTGTCATTGATGGTTACTGTAATGCCGCCATCTTTGGCAGATGCAAATGAATTGATGGCGCTTATCAGTTTACCCAATGCGGTTATGTCTAATTCTCCAAAAGGGGTTGGAGGAACTGAAACAGTATCGGTAGAAAAAAAATCACCAGGTTTGACTGAATCATCGACTATGCCTGTGATAATTTCTTTAAATCCGTCTTTTGTTTCTTTGTCCGTTCCAATGCCAGGGTAACCAGGTATTGGAGTAAAAGGTATGTCAGGTATTGGAGTAAAAGGAGGAATCGTGGGAGGAATACTTGGAGGAATGGTTGGCGGAATACTTGGAGGAATGGTTGGCGGAATACTTGGAGGAATGGTTGGCGGAATAC